ATGGACTACGAGGACGCACCTTATTATAATTTGAATGACCCATATTATAACGACCTTAATTTACCTCTTAGTGGTAGTACAGGTACAACGTTAAATTTTGGTGACGAATATTATTTCTATGGTTCAATAGAAACTGACATTCAAGCAACCATATATGAAATGAGATATAAGATAAATCTTGGTCAAGCTGAGTTCTTAGCATCATCAAATCCTTCTTGGAAAAATAACACACCTTCATATATTTCTGAAATTGGTCTTTACGATGACGAAATGAATCTTATGATTGTATCAAAGCTACAATCTCCTGTACAAAGACAGGGTATTCAACAGTTTTTGGTAAAATTTGATTTTTAAGATATGAAAAAGACATTAAAAGAGAGCCCTAAAGTTTTAGGGCTTGATGTCTCAACTAAAACTATTGGTTGGGCATTATTTGACATACAGAGTAAAGAATTATTAGAATTAACTCACGTTTCTCCGGTTCCAAAACCAAAAGAAGAGAATAAAATAAAAGAGTTACTTCTTAAAAGTGAAATTTTTAGAACCAAACTTTTACAATATAAAGATTTAGGTATCACCAAAGTTATTATTGAAACACCTTTATTAAACTCAAACAACATATATACGGTACAAACACTATTAAGGTTTAATACTTTAATCACTAAAGAAATTTATGATGTATTAGACGTTGTTCCGGAATTTATATCAACTTATGATTCTCGTAAGTTTGCATTCCCTGAATTAGTAAAACAAAACGATAAGGGTAAATTTGTTCTATTTGGTGGTCTTCCAAAAGATATTGATAAGAAACAAATTATTTGGGAATTAGTTGCAAAAAAAGAACCTCAAATCACTTGGCAATATACAAGAAACAATACTCTCAAAAAAGAAAATTACGACCAAACAGACGCTTATTGTTGTGTATTAGGTCATATGAGACAAGAAAATATATGGTAATATTCTAACCCACCTTTTGGTGGGTTTTTTATTATTAAAAACATAATCCACCTAATTCTACTATCGTCCCTGTATTATCTATTCTAAACGCAGTATAAAATGCAAGAAATGATGGTGCGGACGCATACCAACCAGGTGTGGTTACTAAAGTTGGAGTCCCTAATATTGGGTTGTTGTAAACTTGAGAACCTATGGTAATACCATTAGTAAATGTTGTAAAACCTAATTGAGGTCCGGCAGCATTACCCGCAACACAAGCTTGATTTCGAGTACCATAAGGACCAACTAAATGTCCGGATTGTGGTGGTGGTGGTTCAACATATGATAAACAATCTGAACATTTATCAAACACAATATTTAACGCTAAAGAAAAATAATTTCCAGAAATAGGAAGAACATTAGTTCCCGGTGGAAATGATGGATTACTATTTGTAACATATAAAAATTCCCAACAAAACCAAGCAACCCCTAAAGGAAATCCATAATCAAATGGGTTACGTATTATTTTACCCGGAGTTATGGTTAACCCCGGTAATGTCTGTACAATGTATTGAGGTTGAACTGATATATTATTACATATTCTATAAACATAATATAGATTAGATTGTGTTGGTGTTGGAGTTAATGTCGGTGTTATACTTGGTGTTGGTGTAGGTGTTTGTGTTTGATTTGGTGTAACTGTCGGCGTTGGAGTTGGTGTTTGTGTTTGATTTACTATCACTAATATACAAGTAGTATCAAATAACGGGAAATATAAATTATATGTCCCATAAACATATTCCGCATTATAATCATAAGGTAATACTTGTGACCCAAGATTAACCACCGGACCTCCATTATCAGGTGTAAAAGTTATTACCGCGGTTTGTCCGTCGTAATTATCTGTCGTTATTTGTATTGTTGTTGGCATATTTTTTTATTTAATTATGGACAGTTACCTTGTTGAGTTACAAAACTATTACTTGATAATAATCCTGAATTATTTTGATAATACACAGCAACAATTGATTGTGTATCATCAGCACAAATATCATTAACATAAGTCCCCGCACTATTGTAAGGAGTTGAAACTACACCACCTGAACAATCGGTATACACAATGAAAACTGTGTTATCAGGATTAGATGTATTACCTGTAGAAGCAGCTAAATCTGTACCACTTATTGTTACGTCATAATAATAACAATTTGGATTCGCAGATGTTGGTGTCGGTGTTGGAGTATTAGTAGGAGTTTCCGTTGGTGTATTTGTAGGTGTTTCAGTCGGTGTTGGAGTATTAGTAGGAGTTTCCGTCATTGTAGGTGTAATTGTGTTTGTTGGTGTTACGGTTGGTGTATTTGTTGGTGTAACCGTGTTTGTTGGTGTTAATGTAGGTGTAACTGTGTTTGTTGGTGTAGGTGTTTGTGTCAATATTAATGAACAAGTACTACCCGGAGTAATAATAACACTACCTGTAGTACTTACTGTATCTTCTAACGCACAAAAAGTATAAACAGGACCACCGGCATATTCATATGATTGAGGAAGTCCATCACAATCATCCCAATAAATAAATCCTAACCCACCACTCGCACTATATTCTAAACATTCAACCAATGGAGGAAATGGATTAGTCGATGTTGGTGTAACGGTATTTGTCGGTGTAACCGTAGGTGTAACTGTGTTTGTTGGTGTTATAGTTGGTGTAACCGTTGGTGTTGGTGTTTGTGATGGAGGTATTACTAATACCATACAAATATTGTCAATATATACCCCACTATTAGGGTTTACACCCGATTGGAAGAACCCTTCAATCCCAAAACTATCATTTCCGGTACAAGTTAATGTTAACGATACCTGACCATTAGTTTGAATTAATGATGACACATTAGTTCCCGCATAAATCTTAACGTAACTACCATCATTAGGTAAAATATTATATAATGTAAAACTAATATTGTATGTTGCCCCAACTGTTAATATATCTTGATATAATATACCACCACCATTTGCACCACCGTACATAGCAGAACCTCCATATTGAGAACTCCAATTCCAATTACCCGGAATAGTATAACTCCATCCAAGTAAATTAGTGTCAAACGTTGAATTTACAATTAAATTACTCGGACAAAATTCTGTTGGAGGTTCATTATCAATATCACAAGAAAGATTACATTTCTCACAAGAAATGAAATATTCGATTCTTAATCTTACAATTACATTAGTATTAAATAATGATTCCGGGTCACAATTAGTATTAATTGTTATTGTATTACCAGCGTAATCAATAATAACGTCACCAATGTTTGGATAATCTTGAAGTATTGATTTAACAAATTCTAACCATTGATTGTCAGATGGATATTGTGTTAAACTATTTGACCAAAAAAACGGTAAAGAAGTTACATCATCCCCAACCGTAACTTGAGCAATAAATGTTGCCGAATCTAATACACAATTATAATCGTCAGAAATTGAATCGAAGTACCCTTCAATATACATCTCTTTAATACCTTTTTTAATATTTCCACCATCAGCAAAAATATCATCACAGATAGTGTACGATTGATATGAAGAAACTTTATCATAACCATAAATGGTTTCAGTTCTTTGTTTCACACATCCATTGACATCTGTGACTGTTAAAGTATAATCACCATCATTTAATCCCGATATGTTTGGAGTTGTTTGACCATTACTCCATAAATATGTAAACGGTGGTGTTCCACTTGTAATATATGTTTGAATACTTCCATTAGAACCTGTTGTTGCATCATTTTTATTTAAGTAGAAATCAACCGTTGGTGATGAATTTATTATTATTGTATCAGTTTGAGCACACCCATTAGAGTCAGTAACCGTCACAGTATATGTATCTGAGGCTAAATTGTTAAATGTAACTGAAGAAAAACTAGTTTGAATCGGTGGTTTACCGGTAATACTAAAAGTATACGGAGCAACACCACCTTGAGATATCTCCAATAATACAGAACCATTAATTCTATTACAAGTTGTTGGTGTTGTGGTTGCACTTAAAGTATAAACAACCTGATTATTAATTTCATATTGTTGAGTAAACACACAAGTACCACCACTAATTTTTAAAGTATAAGTCCCGGATGATAAATTATTATACTCCCAAAATGTACTTGTTGTTGTATTAGAACTTATAAATCCATCAGGATAGGTTAATTCATATAGGTAAGGCTGATTTGGACCAAATAATATAATAGGCGATAACGCACCACTTGAATTGTTACAAGTAGAATTATTAACACCAACATTTACAACCGAAAATCCTTGTGGGGAAATAAGTGAAGTGTTTGTTACGAAATTACATAACCCAGCGTCTGTAACTGAAACAATAAAATTACCTGAACCTAAATTGTTAAATGTGTAACTAGTTGAGTACGATACCTCGCTATATCCATTAGACCCTGAAAAAAGATATGGTGCAGTACCTCCCGTAATATTTATAGTTGCCGAACCATTTGCTATAAAACAATCCGGATTAACTGTTGGAAACGATAGTAACCCAATTAAAGGAACATCGTTAACATTAACACTTTTAGTAACAATACACCCACTACTATCGGTTACTGTTACCGAATAATTACCTGAAGGTAAATCAATTATATTATCATCAATTGTACCGTTTGACCATAAATAATAATATGGTGCGTTACCTGTTAATCCTGTTACATATAATTTACCAGTATTACCATTACCACAATCCGAATTATTTACAACAAAAAAACCAAAATCCATTTCTGTTGATGGTTTAACTATACAAGTTTCAGATTTACCTGTACATCCACCACCATCATCACCAATAACATAATAAGTCCCCGGTGATAAATCTGTGAAAACATAATCATTTGTATAACTAATACCACTTGTTAAATATCCAAGACTGTTATCATACAAATAAAAACTTGCGGTTTCATTATATAGATTAGCAGTACTCGCAGTTAATACCCCGTTATCAAAATTACACGTAGTATCTTGAGTACTTGTTATACTCATACAAGTACCTGTTGAAATATAAAAACTAACAGGTAAAATAGTATTATCCGGTGAACAAGCATCAATAACATTAAAGATATAAGTCCCTCCTGATAATCCGGTTTGAGTATAGCCTGTAACACCAACACCTAACGAAATAGTACCATAAGACGATGGTTGTACCCACTGTATTGTATAATCAGGAGCACTACCCGTAATCTCAACATTAACCGCACCAACACTAGTATTGGAACAATCACCTGTAAAACTTCTTACAACACTTAATAAACAACTCATTTACTACACAAAATATTAAAATTTATTCCCACTTTTATTTCAAAGTTAACACCAATTCGTGACACATCACAGATTATATTATAAATCGCAACATTACCACTATCCGTTATATAATAATCATAACCAAAAGTTTCTAAACCATCCAACGCACTTAAAAGTGCTTGGTACCAAACAGAATTAGACGGTGAACTAATATTTATCAAGGTATATCCAACACCACTAAAGAACGGATAACTGATTTTAAGTGAGTTATCAATATATAAATCAACAAACCATTCAGAACTTAACGTACTTACCGAACATCCACTTAAATTATACCCATTATCATTCAAATAAGCATTTAATACAGTACCTAACACTCCATTAAATTGTGTATTTGGATATACAGGACACTCAACAATTTGAGTCGGACAATCATTTGTAAATATCCCCGTAGTTAATGAACAAGGAGTACAAGGTATTGGAATTAACTCACAACCCATTTGTCTTCTCCATACAAATTTCTGTCTATGGAATATTGAGTTTTCATATTTAACGCCCGTGTTCCATAATGTGGTAGCAGGAATTAATTGTTCAACCAATCTAATCCAATAGTCACCCATACCATCCACATACTCAATCATTGTCTTATATGTGAAGTTATCGTTTCTAACACCTGCAATTTTTTCAGACTCCAAATATTTCCAATAAATTGAAGATAATGTTGGATATCCACTTGTTTTACCATCAGTATTAAACTGTCTGTTTCTTACGTTAATAGTATTTAACCAAAATGTTTGTGCAAACTCAAAGAATGTTTTTCTTTTTGGTTGGGGGTCAATAACCGTCCAATCAACATTTTTTCTTGTTGGATAATCGGCAATAGGGAAAGGGTCACATATTGTTGGTTCAACCCAACCCAATCCATTATCAGATATTGGGAAATCAGTTGTTCTTGATAAGTACCAAACATCATAGGATAAACCTTGTGCAGGATTCATAAATAAATCAACATTCTTAACATTGATTACTAAATTATCACTTTCAGTAAAATACCTTGCATTGTAACTACCATCAAGATTACTTCTCAAACCGATTTCATTATCAACCCAAGATTTATTGTTATCCACCTGAGCGGTTAAATTAAACCCTAAATTGGTAAATGGTAATTGCTTATAATTATTCAAATATTCTTGACCATATGTATATGGTTTTAGACTTGTTTGATAATTAGGATTACTACCGGTAAACACACTATTAGTTAAATCCACTTGTTGTGGAGCTCTATGTTGAGGTGTTGATTCAAACCATCCACTACCCATTTGGAAAAAATAGATATCACTATTTTCAGGCATTGACGGATATCCTAAACTATCTATCGGATATTCATTAAAACTAATGTTTACGTCTTTGATTATTGATGTTGTGGTAAAACCTGTATACACATTTCGAGGTCCTTGAATGGTGTATATATCATTAGGGTCTAAGACAGGTAATTCTCTTAAATAAGTACCTGTGGATATTTGAGCAAATTGAGTGTCAAAATCCGTCATATTTATTCTACCATCAGCTAAATAAATATATTCGTTAAATTCAACCAATGCGTCCGGAGCACCAATCATTCTCATTAAGGTTTCAATAGATTTTCTAGTACCTTTAGATTTGAATAAATAAGCCGAGTTAAGAACTAAATTTCTGTAAAATTGATAATTTAACTCATCCGGAGTTGATGCAATACCAACACCTGTAAAACTAGATTGGTCAGTATTTGTTTGACCAAAAACTGAACTTAAAAAGTCATCATTAGTTATTGGTGACATATTAATTGACCATCCTAAAGTTTGTGATAAATTCCTTAATAATTGAGAAGGAATATCATTTCCAACATTATAATTAACAGAATTCATATATGCCAAAGCACTCACAAATTTGTTAGTCTCATCAAAACTTCTACCATAAACTTGTAACACTTTTTCCATTTTTTGGTCAACAGTGTCAAAATCCTTAAATGCTCCGGTTGTCAAAAACCTTGAAACTAAATTTGTCTTATAAGAATCTAATGATTCCGAAATCTCATTTAATTTAGTTAAATAATTGGTAAATGAAGGTGTTAGTATATCTAAATTCCAATTACCATATAAAGGCCAGGTTATTGTTTGATTAAATGTATAATAACTACCATCCTCACTCTCTTTAGGTACCTTAAATGTTGAAGTATATATTGGTGTTACGGTTCTATTTAATAAAAAGTTTTCAACCTCATCTAAGTTTTCATTAAAAACTCTAGCAACTTCATAATCATTTGGTCTAACAACTAAATCATTAAATACTTCAGTTTGATATGAAAAAGGATTACCCGCAACTCTAATTGTTAGAGTACCACTTGTTAACGATGTTGTTGGAATTATTGACGTTACCGTATATCCCGAATTGTTATAATATAAAGAATACTTAGAGTATTGTTTTGACAAATCTCTTAATGGTGAAACCGATATTTCTAACAACGATAAATTTCTAGTTGAACTTACCGTAAAATCAATATTAAATGGATTTCTAATTCTTGCAATATCTAAATCAAACGTAGTAATATTTTGTTGAGAATCAAAACTAATATTTGTTGCGGTTGCACCGGTAACATAATTAATACCTAAAAATGTTGATTCAAGACCTGCCGGGAATTGACTAATAATTGTTTCAACTGATGTTGAAATTCTTTTAACCATTGACCCATATAAACTAAAATTAGTTATTTGACTTAAATCAAAATTAGGATAAACCTTAAAGTTGTTTTCAACAATTCGTTTTGATTGTATTGAACTTTCAATACCTAATGAGTCTAAACTTACCGGTTCTGAAAAATTACCCGTAGTAAACGTTCTATTACTTTTCTCATTTATTGATGTAAAAAATTCAAAATTACCTTGCGTTAAACCACCCCCCGTGACTAATTGGAACCCAACTAAATCATCAGAAAAAGTACCAGCACCGCTTGCTGATTGTGGAGGACAAGTATATTTGTATGTCGCCATTATTCAGTTATATTTGTAAAGTTTTTACTAAAATCAATATTATCATTTCTATCTTGTCTAACTTCATAAAGTAAGTTATTAAATTGGTCTCTAATTTCGTATAAGTTGTATTGTTTGTAAATATTATTCTGACTATCGTATAACGTGTAAATTCCGTCATCCATAGATTTAGTTTGATTACCAAATAACGCAATTGCCAATGTTGAGAAATCGTGTTCAACAATTTCAACATCCATAGTAATAGGATTAAAGAAGGTATTAGTTATAATAATATCTTGATTTGGCTGACCAATAAATGGTGTCGCGTTTGGTTTGTTAGTCGGTGATGAAGATGGTGATAATGTACAAAAAATTATATTAGTATTATTATCAGTATATCTATATCTAACTCCTTTTGCTGCAGTATTTGTTAAATTTTGTACTACAGGTTCACAAAAGAATGATGATGTAATCAATCTAAAGAAATTAGGTATTTTAGTACCATCAGAATTTAAGTATTCAACTCTGAAACCAACTAAACCTTGATTAACAAATTTATTTCTAAATTGAGGTGGTACATCATTCAAATCAATAACAATCCCTTTTACGTTAGGTAATGATGATAACACACCACAATCTAATATCTTTGTTCTAATTTGAGCCGGTCTAATAAATAGTGTATAGATACCTAATTTATTAAATGTTTCCGCAGGCAGTCTTAAATTGTATAATCCACCTAAAATTTCAACGTTAGGATTTCCACCTGTATCATCATTATTGTAATAAGGTCTTAATACTGATAAAGCATCTAAAGTCGTTAAAACAAAGTTATCTGTTTCATCACGACTTGGGGTGTAATTTAGGATAATCTCCACATCTTGTGGTGATACGTCTGCCGGTCTAATAGTACCATAGGTTCCTGTTGCCATATTATTTTGTTGTTATATTGATAAATATCAAATTTATGTTTTTATTATATTAAAAAATTTATATCCGTATTTGGTTAAGTCACCAATGTTATCCACCTCACCTAATCGTTCAACCCGTTCCAAACTAGATTGTTTTCCTCGTTCAATGAATATTTCAGACTGAACCTCAGCTTCGTCAATAACATTTAACAACACCTCATTTTTAGTTATTGCCGAACATATTAACATATCAGAAGTTAATCCTGATGATTTAACCATAAATATGGTTGTACCATCTTGATAGTCAACGTAATCAACACCATTAACCGAATACATAATACCTAAACCATCATTAGTAAGACCACTATAAACACCAATATTACCTGAAGTTCCGGTAACGATTGTATCTAACTTAAATGGTGTTTGTCCATATTGTTTCAAATCATTCAAACTTGATTGGGTATAACCGGTAATTGTTATTGGTACAGTTGTAAAGTCAGTAATACTTGTAAGTGTGGTATCACAAGTACTATCACCACTATATATAAAATCATACATCAGTGAGGTTCCGGCCCAACTACCACCTGCCGGTGTAAACGTTGCAGTACCTTTTGGATTCAGTATGGTAACATCACTATATGGTAAGTGAACCGTCTTTTTAACCACATTAGAACCCCAAGGGCTCATACCCGCCATACTTATTGTATACCCACTAGGAGGACTTGGGTCAGAATATGTATGGTCATAAACCGTAGTTGATGGTGAAAGAGTTATAATTCCCGGGTCATTGGGGTCACCCCAATCTAACGTATATGTTGAAAACTCCAAATATTTCTTAAACTCAGTGTCCGAAGTGTTGTAAAAATAAACTTTTTGCGGATTGTTTGTTGTTGAAGAAAAAATAAAGTTAGTCATAACTTCTTTCTGTTCAATCATACCGTCAAATACCGAATAATATCCAATATCTATAGTATTTTCAGTTAATAGAATTGGTATTGTTAAACCGGTTAATAGTGACGCTCCGTTAGTTCCCCCTGATAAAATATCTGTCATTGATGAATAAACATAGGTATCACCTGTAATATTACTAACTACCGGTGTCTGATATGTTTTACAACAAAGTTGATAATCATTATATGTGGTTAATTGTCCCGCAAAATACGGAACCTTAAACACATCCCCAAGAATTACCTCAGGTGAAATTTTAATGTGATAATTTCTATCTTCCATATTACGGGTTTATATATTCATACCATTTTATGGGACTACCTGTCCCTACTCTAACATCTTGCCAATCAAAAATTTGATAGGTATACGTTGGATAATCTAAAACTACTTTATAATAAAAATGTCTTTCAGGTTTAAATTGAAATGGATTTGTTGGATTTATTACAATTTGCGGTTTTGTACTCATTTTAACAAAAATACCTAATCTTGCATCAAAAAACTTTGCACTCATATAAAACGTCTCAGTAGTTTTTGAAAGGTTTGGATTAATATTCAAAAAATCTTTTTTTCTTAACCAATATAAAAAGAACCCTTCTTTATCACCAACATAATCCAAAGTAAATTCAGGTTTTTTTATCTGAACCAATGGTACATATGGTGATATCATAGCAGTTTCTGTCGCACCTTGTTGAACAGGGATAATTACCGTAAAATAATTAGTTTGAGCAATCGAATCACTACTGTCATAAAAGTCTAACTTAAAAAATGACTGAGTAAAAGGTCTATTATAATAATAAATTTCAGTCGTTGAAAATCCTTCAGGAATATAACTAGTTACCCAATCAGATGCGGTTGAAGCCGTAACATTTGCTGTAGGGTTTGGAGGGACCGCCCCATTAACACTAAAAAAATGAAAATTGTACTTAACATCTGTTTTAGTATCACTACTATATGGTGCGTGAGCAAATCTTAATATTTCAAAATCCTCAGCACTACCAACTAACTCTTTTAAAACATCCGCCTCATAGACATTAATACTATCATCTCTACCATAAAAATCCCATTTCAATTCTATTGGTAAATCAATATATTGGTCAGTCTTAGGTAATATAAACTTAAATTTGTTACTCACAATTATCCACTTTAGGTTGACCAGTACCGTAAATACTAGCGTTATGACTCAAGTCACTTTCTATATAATTAGTACCTTCCGGTATTATTCTAAACTCATAATTATCATAAGGGTAATGTGTATAATTAAAAAATGGATAATTTACCCCATTACCATCATTATCTATAAATCCATAGGTATACAAATCTCTCCATATAAAAAGATTTTGAGATTCCGAAAAATAAGCGTAATTAGGTATTCCAACAACATTTTTTGCTAAACCGGTCTCTATATAATCAGAAAAACCTCTAATTTTTAATTTGTTATGTGGTTTATAATAATACCCAAAAGGGTTATCTAATAAATCAAAATCAGTTTGACCATTACTTAAACTTACAACACTAAACACAAGCGGGTTATAAATTAACTTGTGATTAATTTCTGAAATAACTCGTTCTTTTTGTTCCGAATCATTCCACTCACAATAATCACCATCAATAATATCACCTTTGTTAAGTGTTTTAACATAATAAAATGGTCTTTGGTTTGAACCTACTAATCTATTATAAAACCCTAATGGAAAATTAGTGTCTGAATCGGAATTATTAATATTCCACCACGGTGAAGGTCTATTAGGGGTGACACTTTCATCTAAAGGTAAATTAAAATCATAACCCTGTTTAAGTCCAACGTTTGTTCCGGAATCAGTTAATTGACCAAACATTAACCCAAAATAACCTTTATATATTACAGTAAAAAATAACTCACTAACAGGTCTTTTTTGATTATCAATCATTCTTTCAATATCTAAATCACTATTAAATGATAAAGTATATGATTGTCCTCCCTCTTTAACCGAAACTCGTGAAATATGATTAGGTGTTAATCCACTACTCTCATATTTTCTTTTTTGACCATAAATATTTTGTTCAAATCCCGCGTTAACTAAAGCAGCATCATTAATGTCTGTTAATATTTTATGTCTTCTAACATAATATTTTGAAGTTGTTTCGTTTGGAATTTCAGGATTAATAACTCTCTTAAACGTACCTTTAGCGTTTAATACATAAACACTAGTAAATCCAATATCAGCAATATTAAACGTATAAAATTCAGTACCCGGAATACCCGTACCTAAAGACGTTACTTGAAATGTGTCAAAACCATTATATGATAAACTTAATTTAACCGCTTCACCAACTTTTAAATTATGTTTAACAGGACATCTAAATGATATTAAATTAACACCACCAATTTTGGTTGGAAAAATAACGAATGGTATACCATCTGATGCCACCCAATTAAGAGTTTGTTGACTTATTGAGTCAATTGCCGACATTGGTTTATTATAATCATTATCAAACGCATAACTCATAAAATAATTCCAATTATATGTGGAAGCACTTTTGCTTACAAAATTAATGTGAGTATAACCACTACAATCAGGTACTGTATATCCCGAAACATTGTAATCATTTCTAATAAAATCAAATTCATTATATTGTGGAAATCCTTGCCAACGAACATTTGGGTTTGGTGGACAATTTTGGTCAGCATTTGTATACTCATCAGTATAATATAATTGATTTTCTAATAAATCATAGTTACTAAAACCTGTATACGAATTCTTAAACAAAATTGAAAATTTACACGAAGGTCTAAAATTTGTTGAGGTTTGTCTCTCATCATCATATAACTGACCTAAATTAATATTTAACGACCTATCAAATTCAACATTTTCTTTAGTAGTTTGTATAAAAGGCACTTTCAACCCCAAATCAGTATTTGAGGCTGTTTTGTATCTTAGTGAACCTAAAACTATCCTTGTATCTTCTCTATTACTCATATGTTAACACTATTTGATTTGGTATCCATTTTCTTGAAAATTTATCGTATGCCGTTTGTCCTTTCTTCAATCCAAAATAGAAATAAAATGGTGCTCCGGTATTAATCGCTCTAGGTGTATTAGGAGCATTTTGTTCCCAATTACTAACACTTGCCGAGTAATTATAATAACCATCACTATTTGTCCACGGAAGTCCCGTAGTTGGATTAATCCAAAACCCACTAGCCTCAACAGCGGAAATAAATCCCGGATAATAATTTAACCCTAAAGTATTTGGTTTTGTTCTAAAATATCTTGATTGTTTTTGTTCTCTATGTAAGTCTTGATATTTGTAAGACATAAAACCACTACCATCAATAGGGTCAGAATACCAATCATTATGTTGACTACCAAAAATAGTTCCTTGACCATTATATCCCGGACCACCCGTTCTAATATCCCAATTATAAAACGGGACTCTCTGAGATTTTACAGGAAAATTATTTACATTACAATTAATACCATCATCTACCACACAATTTTTAGGTAAATTAGGATTAATTGATGCCAATCCATCAATTATTGTTCTTTTAGGTGAAATATAGTCTCTTAATTGTAAATCAGCTCTATAAAATACACCAATAATTACTGTTCTAAAATTATTACCCGCAATAAATACAGGGTCTTGAATACCCGGTGGATTTGCCGGTGGTGCATAATCTTTATAATTTATTTTATCAAATGGTATAACACCTAATTCTGAATTTATCGCAACCATTTGTGCGTAGTCAGCATCAACCATACTTGTACCACCAATACCTAAAACACCACTTTCTTCATTTCTATTAAAAAAAGATTCAATTTTAGGTCCTCCTAAACCAACCCCACTTAAAAAGATATCTAGAGTCTTTAAGTTACCAAGTCTTGAAATGATAAATAATTGTAATAAATCTGAAACATCTTGAAAAGTTGTTGGTCCTAGTTTGCTTGCCACATACCCATCAAATTCATCTGACATTACAATTTCTTGCATATAATTATTTCTCGGTCCTAAGTCAATAATTGTTGTTGGATACATTAAATTCCTAAAATTACCATTATAAGCTCCAAATGTTATCCCAAATAAACCTTCCGCTGGTGGTCTGTCAGCACCAATAAAATTAACTCCATCATAAGGACTACTTCTATAATAAAAATTATTAGTTGTTGGATGTAACATTAAAGTGTCAGTACAAAATTCACTACTAGGTTGATTTCCATTTGGTAATCTAGGGTCTGAATATGTGACATTATTATTAAACGACCAAGCATATAACGTACCATTAACCCAATTATTCGTAAAAAGATGTGAGAAAACATCTCTACACGCACCAAATGTAATTAAAATTCTTTCAGACCATTCAAGAATCGCCAATAAATCGTGACCATTAAATAATGTAATTAAAGGTGTTGCAACAAAAACATAACAACCATTCTCCATACCTCTTGCCCCCGAAAGTGGCCCCGTTTCCCAACAAGAGTTGCTTTGGTCTTCAACTTCAAAATCAGTCGATTCTAAACCTGTATTTGGGTCTTGTTGATTTACTCTTACAGCATAACAACGTAATGGTGCCATTTGAGAACATTCAAATGATTCTAAAACACTATTAATTTGTTTAGTACCATCATCAATATCTGCTGAGTTAGTATTTGAAGTAAATCCACCCGAATCTCCAACACCGGACACTGTACCATTATCACTTAAAATAAAAGCACTAAAGTTATTATTATTTTGTAATGGAAAGCTATTACAATAACTTGGTTGTAACGCTGTAGATGTTGGTAATTTATCTGACCTCATAACCGTTTTTAATCGGTTAGTAAATTGAATAGTTGTATTTGTTTGGTCATATCCCGGAGCGTAATAGTATCCATTTGCGTTTCTACCTCTATAATTTATACAAACAATCAGAGGACCCCCTGCCGGATTCGGACCATAAAATGATTGACCCATATCAATATCTTGATACATAAAACCTGAACCTTCAACTATTTCAGTTTCAAAATAACCTCTATTTTTTGTTGTATCTGTACCAAAACTATTTGATAATATATTATATCTGTCCCCATAAGAATAGAAAGCACTGTTACAACTAACTAATGGTGATGATGATACTGTTGTGTATTGTTTCCATTCAACAACGAATCCATTATTACCTTTTGTTCTGTTATTACTTATATTTGTTAAATCAATAGGTGATGTTGATGGTATTGGTCCCCAAGTAGATGGTCTTAATTTAACACCATATGTAGTATTAGCACTTGCACCATTAGTTATTGACGGCACTGGTGGTACCGAAGGTCCAAAACCTCCAACCGATATAGGATTAGAGTAACTACACCCATTACCCGGATTAAAGTTAGTATTAATTGTTGAATTATCAAATGATGAGTAATAAGAAATCATATTACTTGTAAATGAACTAAACCCACTTCCTATAACAATAGGTGGATTGTATGGTGGCTGTGTTGGTTGTATAGGGTTAGGAACCGTAATAATTGGACCATTCGGCGCCAAAGTCATATGAAATGAATCATAATACAGTTCTAAATTTGAATAAGAATCCGTATCCGTATTAAAATTAATATTATTATGATTCACCGTTTTGAAACCTCCTTTAATTGGGTGATTCAATTTGAATTTTCCTTTCACAATAGGTCCACTACCAAAATTATAAAAACCAAATATTTTACTTAAATCGTATTCAATATTAACTCGAGTTGAGTGTGGGTCAACTCCTCTAACTAAAAATACAACACCTTGTTTATTAATATCCTCAAATTGGTCATTAAAATTATATTGTGTTACCGCGGGATAAGTTAAACCATAATTAGGATTTGGAGGTATCGCAGTACCACCAAATTGGTTATATCTATCCCAATCAAAACTAGCTCCGTGAACATTGTAAATTTTGGTATCATTATCTAAAAATCGTCTATTAAATGTTAAATTATCCCAACTTGTTACCGATGTATTTGGTGTTTGATTGGTTAATGAAAGATAATCAGAATAAGTCATACCTGTTATAACTTGGTAATACTCTAAATCTATTGGAAATTTTTGATAATCATATTGAGGGTATATTGTATCACCTGTTAATACTAAATCATACGTTACAGGAATATTAGTCCCATTACCTGATGGGTCAGCATATGTTAATGTTCTAGTAGTTGATGTTTCAACAACAAATTTAACAGAATTAGTTATTAAAAGTACACCACCTGAAATAGTATATCTACCAATACCATTTAGAGCCTCACTTGAATTAGGTATTACCGGAGCTTGAGATATTATTGTTCTAGTAATTTGATTTCCTAAGGCATCAACATCTCCCTGAATTTTTATTTTAGTATTTGGGACTAACCCATTAAAAGTAACATTAGTCACGGTTAAAGTGTTACCAGCAGTCACCGGTAACGTAGGTGAATTATTAACTTTACCTTTACCTGAAATTAAAGGTGTTATAGTATTACCAACAATAGATTGTGCTGATTTATAATTTAATGTTGCCCCACTCATATTAGAATCTAAACTCATAAGAGGGTCTTGAAATGTAATAACTTTACCTGATTGGAATTTTGACAATAAACCGTCTTTAACCACTAACGCAACAACATTATCTAAGTGAAATTTACCAGCATTTGTTGGAATTGTTTTTTCAACTTTAACCTTAATTCTATTAACTCCACCACCCGGATTGTTATTATTAGGTACAGAACCCGGAGAATCAATTGTGTTATTTGGTACAGTAAAGTTAGTTCCTGGCGACACTAATTGAGATATTGACACAATATATGTTCCTACACCACCTGTACCCCCAATATATGATAATATTGTTGTCCCCGGAGCAATTCCGGAACCACTTAATACCGCCCCAACAAATAACCACGGATTGTTAATACTTTGAATAGTTAAAATATTACCCGCACCAGGTGTTGGTGTTACCGAATTGGATATTCTACAAGTACCATTTAGAACTACACTCGGCATATCCTGAGGACCATTAAAATATTTCGCCTTGGTATTAAATAAATTTAATCTCTCACCAATAGGTATACTTGATGTAAAAGCATCTGTGAGGTTTTGTGGTGGGTCTCCACCAGGTGTTTGAGTGATTGTAATTAATTGAGGTGCTCTAGCTAAAACATTTTGTGCGTCATATTGACCTCCCGCAGTCCATTCAGAACCGGTAAATAATTGCTGATAAAAATAATTATTTTGTGTATTAAAAATTGTTGTACCTGTTATTGGATATGAGGTGTCTAAAAAGAAATTTGTAACAATACCATAACCTCCATTATTTTGAATGGTTGAGGATGCTGCAGCCATTTCCTCATCATTTTGAACCTGAACTTGATTAGGTTCACCACAACTACAAACATCACAATCAGGGTAAGATAAATTAGGTACTTTAATATTTCTAAAAAAATCAGCTAAACTCAAAATTTTATCAATTAAATCTAATAAGTCTTGAAAATCCGGACAATTTGGTTTTGAAAGATTTATTCCCGGAAGTGCATTAATTGCCGAAATTATAAGTCTAACAAAATTACATAGAATTATTATAATAGTTCCAATAACTAAAATAATTAACGTCAGAATAATCCCTAAAATAACAACTAAAAAATAAAGAATGTGAGCAAGAATAACAAGGCCTATTAATGTAGGTTTAAACACATAAGATAAAATCTTTAATAAGAAAAATATTAAATCAAAACGATAAACAGCATCGTTTGTTGGGAATTTATTTGTATCACTACTACAATCACTACTAACAATATTCTTAATTGATACAAACCTATTTGGATTATATCCTTTTCTATATTGAGTAATTAATTGAGATACTGTATAAACCTTATTGTATGACATCATATAAAATGTGTCTTCACAATCTATAGCTCCTTGAATATCCGGATAATCAGTCCAATCTAAACTGAACGAATATGATTTAATTGCTAAATCACGATTAACTTGTGTCGCATTACTACCTTGAATTGGGTCTTCTTCTCTATCTGAACTAACCCATCCGTGTTCTTTAATGTTAGGCACCAAATAATAACCTCTTCTAACAGGTTCATTTAATGTTGGAGATTGATTCCATTTAACTTTGAATCTATATTTACCTCTTGTTGGAATACCTTTCTTTGGGTCATCAGATATAATTTGGTCACCAAATTCATTGGTAATTAAATAATCTAAATTCATTGGAACATCTATTAACCAAACACCGTTTTCATCAATAACTTGACCCCCTTGTTCTAAATCGAATGTTTCTAAACCCGGTCTTCCATTCACATCTAAAAATATGGTTTGTCTAATTGCCAATATTTCTCCCGGTCCGGTGGTTAATGAACATAACTCACCCGATTTAGGTTTTGGTTTACAATTCTTTTTTTGATATTCATCATCATTTGTTGAAATTAACGAACCCATAAAGATTGCTGTTGGCTCAATATTAATATTTGATTCATTACTTAAGTCAAAATCCGTTCTTGTAATACCTAAATTACAAACTTCAGATTGACCCCATAATGGTTCAACAACAATAGTTCTTGTAAAATTAATAATTTGAGGTAATTCTTTTAGATTTGTTGATGTCTTAAAATTAGTTCCACTAACTTGCGAATCAGTAGCAATACCCATTCTTATTAAATCCTGAGGTGATAAAGAAAACTCACCAATATCTGATAAGTCAACATCAACAACAAGTGTTTGAGACCCCACCGGAACCCCAAATATCATAAAATCCCCACTTTGATTTGTTACAGCATTTAACTTATAGTACTTATCATAAACTTCAATAAGAGTTGGATTTGTTAAAACGTCAGTTTTTGATGGAAATGTCCCTGTTGGTTTGTGAGCACTGTAAGATGGTTCGTAAGGTAATAAATTGTATCTATATCCATCTTCATTTACATCTAAAACAGTTCTATATGGATATATTTCTGAAATTATTTGGTTTTCAGCATCTTCAGTACTTAATGGTATAAAAACTGAAACCTTTGCATTTGGGATACCAAACCCATCATTAACACTAACACGACCAATAACCACACCATAATCTGAACATACACGAGTATAGATATCACTCTGTAAAACTTTAAGAGATAAAATCTCCAAGTATTCAAATTCTTGGTCAATTGATATATTAACGGATTTGTCAACCCCTACGTCAGTTCGTATTCTATATGATTTTGGCATAACATTCTTTTTTGATAAATAGTTTATTTACTATTTTCAAAAGATAATTCATTATTAAAATAAATAAATTATTATGTGAAGTTAACTGTTTTAAGATTTTTAACTCTAATGTTAATATCCTTACCCGGATATCTAATTTGATAAATCTGACTTGGTTCCGCAAAAATAGTATCATCAACTAATTCTATCTGTCTTGTATCCGAATCTAAATATCTTTGAGAGGTTTGAGAAGAAGAATATTCCCCACCTACTTTATTAAAGAATATAATGTCCGATAATGAAATAACCCCGTTTTCACTTTGAATTAAACGTCTTAAATCCGAAACATTAACATTCTCTCCCATTTGTCGATTTGTTGGTTCAAAGAATGTTGTTATAAGATTAATAACTTGTGAAATTACTGTACCTTGGTTTTGACTATTATCTAATACAATATCAACATTAACACCTAAATCAATAACGTTAGCAGTTTCAATCGAAACATAATCATTAATCATTCTATAATTTGAAAGATAATTTGCAACATTATTTTTTAAGGTATTTGAAACAATATTAGTTAAATTACCATTTTCATCGTATGATAACATTTGTACTTTAATTTTATTGTTTTCTTCAGTGATTGCAACTTTAGCCGGAGCACCAAATTGTGATGGCATTGTTCTAATAATAGAATCATAGTCATTAACTGTAACCGCTCTTTGTTGTGCTGAGAAGTTAAACGCCACTAAATTTCTAACCTCTTCAGTTGTTGGGTAGTTTGCCCCACCGATAGCGGCTGTTACGTTAGTACAAGATAATGAGTTGATTACACTGGTATTTTGACTTTGACTTGGTCCGTTAACAAAGAATGAAACGGTACCAACTTGAGTGATTGCGTTAACACCTAAATTACTTCCGGTACCACCACCAATTCTATATTGAACGAATAATGTTGTGTTTGCCTTTAAGGTACTACCTAACGCTAAGTTATTTGAGTATTTGTATAAATTTAAGTTATAACCATCTCTTGCAAATTCTCTTAATTGTTCATCAGCAGATTGGTTACCACCACCAAATGTCATTTTCATAAATCCTTCCGGAGTAAATTCTGTAATGAATTTATTACTTGTCTCAATATACTTCCCTACCTTAATACCGGGTTGGTCTGATACTTTAGTTGGGTCTTCAATAAAGACTCTACTGTCTGCTAAAGCATTAACTTCATACCATCTGTTGTCTAACCCTAAGAACTCTTGTACTGAAGGAATATTAGAATACTGAGTACTGTCTTTTAATAATACACTAGTCACACCTAAAACATTTTTTTCAGGTAAGAAAACTTCTAAAAATGGTCTAACATCATTTGCCGTCACCACTTTTTTGAATACTTTGGTAATACCATTAACAACCGTTTCTCTCTTAACAATGGTATAATTGATTAGTTTGTTGTTACCATCAAAATTAGGTATTTTTAATCTATTAGGGAATCCCTCAGCACCAATTGGTGATGAGAAGTCGATATCATATACTGTTTCAAAGATTTGACCGGCGCCATTAACTTGTGACCCTCTACGTAAGATACCACAATATCTTAAATCTTCCTTATCACCATAAGCAGGTACTGTAATTGCAAAATCAATTAACGCAACTGATGGTCTTTGTCCCGGAACTTTTAATCCGTATGTTCTTGCAATGTTGAAGATTGACGACCTTTGTTGTGCGTATTGTAATACAGTCTCTTGGATACTTCTATCAATGTTAAACTGTATGTTGTCGGTAACCGCAGCATTTAAGTCCAATAACACAGAGAATACCCCCGCATCATTGAAGTTATCTATTAACTCAGGATAATAAGTTCTTGTGAAATTTATTAACTCAGTTCTTATTGATTGAAAGTCTCTCGTAGTATACGATATTTTCTTATTAGCCATAATATTAAATGTTAATTATTACAAAGTCGCTAGCGTTAAAAACATCATCACTAATAGTGTATTCAATTTTAACCTTTGCGGTATGTTCTTTAAGCCCGATTCCGGGTACTCTATAAATTCTTTCATCACCATCAACATAAGTACCTTTATCTTCTTCCCCCATATCAGCGGAAGTTACACTTATATTAGTGATTGTTATGTTTGGGATATAATCTTCAACAGACGCTCTAATTTCAGCCTCAATCTCAGAAAACGTTGGTCCATCCATTGGTTCAAATATAAATTCATACAATCTTGTACCAAAATCAGGTAAATAATATCTCGTACCCTTTCTTGTTAATAAAAGGTGTATTAAATCAGTTCTTATCTCCTGAGCCGCGTTATCCGAAAGACTTAAATATTTCCCTTCACGAGAATCGTTAAAAGGAAAATTTATCCCATATGTTCTACCATCTGCCATAACTATAAATATAGTGTCGTCATTATTTTTTATAAATACCCCCAAAATAAAAAATCACGACCTAAGTCGTGATTTATATTCTTTTTAAGAACCACATCCGAAACATTCAAATTCAGTATCAGTTGGTTTTTGTGTTAAATCAACTGTTGGTTTCTCAATTTGTTTTGGTTGACCTACTTTTGAAATATCCACCGCCAAGTGTTTAGCTCCAGTTGATATCGCCTTTGTTCTAACATAATAACAAAGAGTTTTCAATCCTTTTCCCCAAGAATGGAAGTGTGATGATGAAATCTTTGATAATGTTGGGTTTGACATATAGATATTCATTGATTGTGATTGGTCAATGAATGGTGCTCTGTCGGCCGCCATATCAATAAGTTCTCTTTGAGATATTTCCCAAATTGTTTTGTATTTCGGAATTAAATGCTCAATTCTTTTAACTTTTTTGTTATAATTTTTATCTTCTTGGTCAAGATAATTATTAAAGTTAATATTTTGAATTGACCCTTCATTCATAATAATTTCGTTTTTCAAATCTTCAGACCAAATACCAATTTTTTCAAAATCGTTAATTAAGTATTTGTTAACAATTAAAATCTCACCTCCAACTACACGACGATTAAATAATGCCGAGTGAGCCGGTTCTGTCATTTCAAATGAACCTGTGATTTTAGCTGAAGATGCAACCGGCATCTGAGCCGTGAATAAGGAGTTACAAACCCCGTGGTTAGACACATCTAACTTAAGTGAGTCCCAATCCCACATTCTCCCTAATCCTTCGTAATCTAATCCCCACATATCAAATTGGAATATACCTTTTGACATAGGCGACCCTTTGAAGAATTCGTATGGATTGTATTCACCTGATTTACATAATTCCATACTTTCGGTGATTGCAGCGAAGTAGATTGTTTCAAAAATTTCTTTATTTAATTGTTTTGCCTCTTCAGATGTGAATATATAATCCATTAAGAAAAATACGTCAGCAAGACCTTGAGTTCCAATCGCAATTGCTCTTTGTTCTAAACCACCTTTTCTACCTTGTTCAGTGGAATAACTATTAATGTCAACAACTTTATTAAGTGCTCTAACAACTTTTCTAACTTCACTATAAAGTAATTTGAAATCAAACTCACCTTTAACAATAAAGTTTTTCAACACCATAGACGATAATGTACAGATTGCTGTAGTATTCTCATCAGTATATTGGTAAATCTCATTACATAGGTTAGATTGTTTAATCACCCCAATGTTTTGATGGTTAGTTTTTCTGTTAGCACTATCTTTAGAACATAAGTAAGGAACTCCGGTTTCAACCTGAGATTCAATAATTTTATTCCAAATTGTTTGGGCTTTCACTTTTTTACCAAGACCAAGTTCAAC